TTTTTCCAGCCGTAGTAGAGCAATATAGAGCCTACGGAAGAATTACACTAGAGAATCCAGAATTCCCATTAAGAATTGCTGCAATGGCTAGAATTCCAGATTATATTGGTGAAGTAGAAGAAGACCCATATGGTACAAAATATGTAGAAGTAACACTTCCACTACTTGGACTAAAGGGAAGACTTCCAACATCTTGGTTTAATCCAGTAAACCCTACTGGCGGACAGATTATATCTGCTGGACCTTTGGGTCAGTTTGCTGCAAACGAGGTTGCTAGAAGAACTAAACTTCCAGAAGTATTTATGGAGAGAGTTTTGCCATTTGGCGTGCAAGCCAATGCCGCTGGAGCATTAACTCCAAATACATTACGCCGTGCTGGTCAGGCATTTCAAGCATTTTTCTTAAAAGACCAGGGCGCACAGTACAACAAAGACTTAAATATGTTCATGGAACTAAAAAGATTTGAATTTGAGCAAGAAAATGATGGACGCCAGCCAACTGCTACTGAGTTAACAAATATAAAGAATGAAGCATCTAAGGATTCAGTAAGTCTTTCAATACTTCGTGCTCTAAGCGCTGGTATTTTGCCATTGCAACCACGATACGTATCTCCATTACAAAAGTATGCAGATATCTTAAGTGATTACAACAAGGAATATGGCGCCGATGGAGCAGAAAGATTTAGTCAAGACTTCCCTGAGTACTATTTACTATCAGATTCTTTATCAGATAAGACATCTGGAATACGTGCAGATGACACATCTGTAGAGTTAGTAAAAAAGAATGGGTCTACAGTTGAATTAATGATTGCATCACTGGGCGAAAAGGCTGACTTAAGCGTGCTTGGTGCAGTATTTAATGATGATGACTATGCTTTTTCTGGTAGTGCCCAGGCATATTTAATGACTAACTCAATACCTGGAACTCGTAAGAAATTTACTGAGCAAGCAGCCGCCTTGGAAAACAATCGTTCTTCAATTGTGAACAAAGGTTGGAAAGACTGGACTGCAATGAAGGAAATTGTATCCCAGGCAATTGAAAGTAATGACCCTCCATATGACCCATCAAGAGGGTATGGAAAAAATATTCTTGATGCATATAAAGAATCCTTCTTAAAGGAAATGCAAACTCAGAATAATCTTTGGTATGAAGAAAAAAAGAGTCCTGGATTTCAGGTTAAACTAAACAACACTGTAAAGGTGCTTACTATAGCAGCCAACACACCTCAAATGTGGGCTGACTTGTCAAAACAGACTCGCTGGCATACAGTTGTAAGTTATTTAAATTTCAGATACGACATCTATGACGAATTACAACGCAGAGGTGTAACAATTGAATCTGACAAAGCAAGAGACCTGAAAGAACAGGCAGAATCATTTGCTTATGCTTTACGTAAACAAGATGTAAATTTTGGAAAGTTTTACGATAGATACTTTGAAGATGATGACTTTTCATATGTATACGAGGAACCTCAAATTGCAGGAGGAAAGAAGTAATGTCAGAAACAGTTGTAGGGCGTGGAGAGAATAAAACCTCTGTATCCACACCAAAAGTTATCGCTAGCACGGTTGTTAATGTTGGCGTAATTGATTCAATTAATAAAAAACTTGATGCATTAGGTTATAAAGTCACACCTAGTACTGTAACCCAAGTTGGATTAGTCGACAGTTTTACTCCTGAGCAATTATCAGTAATTTATAAACTTATCAAACAAAGAGGATACTCGCCTAAAAAGTCTATAGAAGATGTACGAAAACTATTAACTGACGACGGAACATTAATTAATCTTGCTAGTCGTTCAACAGATTACAATTCTTTTATTAAAAACCTAGAAAAAGATTTACTTCCTGGGGTTGGTGAAGAAGATGCAGCCAAAAATATTCCCACAAGAAGTATTTCTGAACAAAGACCAGAAGTGCTAGAAAATTTAGTTGATACATGGTACAAACAAGTATTAAGTCGTCCTGCAAGTAAAGAGGAAAAGGCTGCACGTTTAGCAGAAATGCAAGCAGAAATTGCTCAGGGCACAGTTACTACTTCTCAAAAGGTTAGAAATCCTAAAACTGGCAAAATGGAAACTGTGGTTAAATCTACTCCTGGATTCTCACAAGCATCTTCAGAAGCAAGAATTACAGAGCAACTAAAGACTTTAAATCCAGATGATTTTGACCGTGCTAAAAGAGTTGAATTTTCTTCATGGATATCTCAGAATGTGGCGGGAGCATAAATGGCAACTGGTACCGAAACAGCCGCTTCCTATGGCATTAGCGAGGCATTATTAATAGCATATCCTGAACTCAAAACAGTATATGACTTATTTAAAGCAGAAAGAACTGCTGAAGCCTTAGAGGCATTGTATAAAACTTCATATTATCGTAATACAAGCGCAACCGTAAAACAACGTGAGCAACAAAAATTTAGTCAACCTCAAGTATATGCAGATAGTGTAAATAAATACAAGTTAGCGGCTCGCAAACGTTTAGTTTCTACAGGTATTAAAATTGACACTGCTACATTTGACAGTATAGTTAATCAAGCCTATGCAACTGGTATGGATGATAATCAATTAGACCAGGCTCTTGCTACATCAGGTAAAATTACTGGTTTCGGTGGAGACATACTTGGCGATACTACAGCATTGAGAACTTTTGCTTCATCTTACGGTGTTAACACATTGTTAAACGAATCATATTGGAATCAAAAATCTAAAGATTTATTTTCTGGAACTGTAACATATGAAGATATTCAAGCAGAAATTACAACCTTAGCGGCTAGTGCTTATCCAGCCTATGCTGATGGATTTGCAAGAGGGCAATCTTTAGATGCACAAGCGTCTAATATTAGACAAAGTATTGCAACTCTTTTGGAAAGAGACCCAGATAGTATTGGTTATGATGACCCTGTAATGAAACAATTAATTAATTGGCAAGACCCAGTTACTAAGAAGCCAGCAAGGGCACCACAATATATAGTTGACCAAACTATTAAAAGCACTAAAGATTGGGAATTTACTAATAATGCTATTGCTACAATTGACGCAATATCTATGAAGCCACTTAAAGATTGGGGATTAATTTAATGGCTAGACCATCAGATAGTGCAGAGGCTAGAAGAGAAGCCGCTATTGCTAAGGCAGCAGCAGAAGCAATTACCGCCCCTAAGCCTTTTGACCCAACAGCATTATTATCCGCTGGAAGTGGTATGGCGGCTGCAGAAGCAGCAAGACAAAGCGTACTTGCACAAGGTGGAAGTGCTGCTGGAGCAGCATCATCAGCAAGATACACTGGACAAGCCTATGATTATTATGCTAATCAAAAAGCAATAGCAGATGCCGCAGCGGCAGCGGAGGCAGCAGCAAAAGCAGCGGCTGAAGAAGCAGCACGTAAAGCAGCAGAAGATGCAGCAAGACGGGCAGCCTTATTAGGTGGACCAACTATTACACCAACACCATCACCAACTGGTAATATTAGTACGGCAGGTGCGGCAGTGCCAACTGTAACCGCTCCAACAACTATTACTGCGGCAAATGTTGATATGCTTGCTCCTGAACGCAAATCTGTTATGGATATTCTTACTGCTAGATTTGCTCAATTTGGACTATCAAGTCTTGTTCCAAAAATTAAAGAACTAGCAATTAGCGGAGCCACAGAAAATACTATTACTTTTGCTTTACAAGAAACAGATGAATATAAAACACGATTTAAAGCAAATCAAATTAGATTACAAAAAAATCTTAAAGTTTTAAGTCCAGCAGAGTACATAACTGTAGAAGATTCATATCGTCAGGTATTACGTGCTTATGGATTAAAACAATTTGATACAGATGATTATGTGTCACAATTTATTGCTAATGATGTGTCGCCCACAGAACTTTCCAATAGAGTGGTAACTGCAGTTCAACGTGTGCAAAATGCCGACCCAGCAGTATCTAGAACTCTTAGGGACTATTATGGAATTGGTCAAAACGACTTAGTTGCTTATGTACTGGACCCAGAACAACAATACCAGAAAATTGAACGTCAAGTAGCAGCAGCCGAAATTGGAACCGCAGCAAGAATCCAAGGACTTGAAACTGGAGTTAGTGTAGCAGAGCAACTTGCAGCACAAGGTGTTACGGCAGCAGAGGCTCAAAAAGGTTACGCAACTATTGCAGACATATTACCAAGTGCTACAAAACTTAGTGATATTTATGGCGAAACACTTGAAGGTTATGACCAAGCAACTGCTGAACAAGAAGTATTTAATCAGTTAGCATCCGCACAAAGGGCAAGAAAAAGATTAACAGAAAGAGAAGTTGCTGCTTTTGGTGGAAAATCTGGTTTATCTGGAACCTCTTTAGGTTCTACTACAAGAGGGCAAATATAGAATCCTATGTGAATCCATCGGCCTCACATAGCGTAAAAGACCGATAGCAAGAGCCAACCAATTTCCCCGAATTGACTTGAGGCTTGCGACTAACAACGAATAGAAGGGTGGGTTGCTATGAGCAACAACTACTGGGAAGATGAAGACGACGACCTAGATACTACTAACGAGTACGCAGGTGACGGAAGTGACTTACTTAAAAAGTTACGAAAAGCAAAGCGTGCTGACGAGAAACGTATCAAAGAACTCACTGAGCAACTTGAGGGATTATCCAAGGTGCAGCGTGAGCGTACAGTCAAAGAAGTCCTAGAAAAGAAGGGTGTCAACCTTAAAGCAGCAAGATTAGTTCTTAAGGATTTAGAAGATGTTAACGAAGAGACAGTGAATAACTGGCTTGATGATAACGCTGATTTATTCGGAATTACAGTTGCTAAAGAGGAACCAAAAGTAAGTGAAGTAGATAAAGCAGCCCTACGGCAGCAAGATGTACTCACCCAAAATGCCATGACCCCAGACCGAGCAGAGGATTTAAATCTTCGCATCGATAATGCAGATTCAATGGATGCATTGTTGGATGTACTTCGCTCACAATAATTCCGTTCATAGTCACTTGGAGGTGACGATATGGCATATGTATCAACAGACTCCGCTTCATTAGGCGGAACCGCTGGTGGTGCTGGTCTAGTCCAGAAGGCGTATGACCGTCTTCTAGAATTCGCTCTCCGTTCTGAACCACTAATTCGTTCAGTCGCAGATAAGCGTCCAGCACGTCAAGCAATCCCAGGCTCAACAGTCGTTTTACAACGTTATGTTGACCTATCAGTAGCAACAACTGCTCTGACAGAAACAACTGACCCAGATGCAGTAGCAATGTCAACACCAACCTCAGTAACCATTACTCTTAACGAGTACGGTAACTCAGTGTTGGTAACTCGTGCATTAGAGTTATTCTCTCTTGCAGATGTTGACCCTGCAATTGCTAACATCATTGCATTTAACCTTGCAGATTCTATTGACTCCGTAGCAATGACAACATTGCGTGGCGGAAGCAACGTAATCTACTCAGGTTCAACTGCAACTTCAACAGCAACAATTACTGCTGCTGCAACAATTTCATCCGCAAACCTACGCAAGGCTGTAGCCAAGTTACGTGCTAACAAGGCTGTTGCTCGCAAGGGTAGCCTATACTGGTGTGGTATCCACCCAGAAGTTTCACACGACCTTCGTGCTGAGACAGGTTCCGCAGGATGGTTGCTTCCTAACCAATACGGCTCTGCACAAGACCGTATCTGGGCAGGAGAGATTGGAACATACGAAGGTGCATACTTCGTAGAGTCTCCACGTCTTTACTCTGCAACTGATGGTTCTTCATCTGCAAAGGTGTACCGCACAATTCTAGCAGGACAGCAAGCATTGGCTGAGGCAGTTGCCGAAGAGCCACATGTAGTTATCGGACCAGTAGTTGACCGCTTGATGCGTCACCGCCCAATGGGTTGGTACGGCGTATTAGGATTTGCTCGCTACCGTGAAGAAGCACTATACAGAATCGAATCAGGTTCTTCAATCGCTTAGTTGATTGACGGTAGGGCTAGGGGAAACTCTAGCCTTACAGTAAGTTCATTAAGGAGAATAATGGCAGATTATACATTTACAACACCTACTGTAGAAGAAGGACCAATCGGTAAACATCGTCTATTCTACTTCTATAAAAAAGATGTTGGTATTTCTGTAGTAAAACAAAATGGCTCATACAAAATTAGCCGTTACCCATTAGACCCAAGCGTAGAAACATATGAAGAGTTCTATATTGGTGGTCATAATCACGTAGTAGATGATACTACTAAAGCAGCACTAATTGCTGGTGGTATAGGAGTTACAGAAGCAAACTTTACAGCAGTATAAGGGGATAAATGAAACACTGGGAACATCATCCAGAACCAATTGATGGATGTTTTGGATGTAAAGGTTTAGGACTTCAGATGAATTCTGGAGATGCTAAAAGGGATATTTCAGACAAGAAGTGGACGTCTGAATTACAGGCTTACAGAGATGCAAGAGCACAAGGAATACAGCCAGCAGGAACAACTATGCGTCATGTACAAGAAGCGCATAAAGCATCAGAGATTTTAGGCAAAGCGTATAATGCGGACACTATGCCTAAGACTAAAGATATAACCACAAAAGCCGCAGCCGTAATGAAAGAGATAGGACAAATCTAATGCCAAAAGTAGGAAAGAAAAAGTTCCCATATACCGCCAAGGGCAAGAAGGCTGCAAAGGCTTATGCTAAAGGCGAGAAGATGGAATCAAAAGCAGAGAAGATGATGGAAATGCGTAAGGGTATGAAGAAGATGGGCAAGAAGAAGTAATATGAATACCCCTAAGCCAAAGCCAACTGTATTAAAAGGCAAAGCAGCAATTAACGAATATCAAAAACAAATATCTCCTAAAGGTATGGCTGCAGCCGAGGCTGCTGCTCGTAAAGCATTAGAACAAAAATACCCAGGAATGTATATACCTGAAACTCGTATTGCTCGTAGATTAGGTACAAGATAATAATGAAAAAAGCACACCCAGGATTTAAAAAGGTAGCAGCAGGTATTGCTAAGAAGCAAGGTATCTCAATGGAACGTGCTTCTGCAATTGTTGCAGCGGGTGCTCGCAAGGCATCTAAGAAGGCTATTAAGGCTAATCCTCGTCTGAAGAAAGTATCAGGCGTAGTTAAGAAAAAGTCTAAGTAATGTCATCGGGTCAACGCAAGCGCCATGA